AGACTTATTAGCAAAAAATTTATCAACAAGAGGTCCAAGATTAAGATAGATTGAATCGGTATCACTTGCAATAACATAATCTACCTCCTCTGTAGAGAGCAGTCTATTTAGATATCCATTCATTTTGTTCTCAATCCAACGAATTGAGACCTGCCCAGACAAAGTAATTGCCTCGGCGTTCGCCAACTTGTAATAACGAAAGTGTTCATTACCGATAGCACCATAAGCAGAGTTCAAAGAAATCTTCTTCGCCATCTGAATATTGTTACATCTTGCAATCTCTTTCATGAGTTCAACAGTAGGAGTTTTCTCATACTGTTTCTTCGCTTCAATCATCTTCTTCTTGAAAATGACTCGTTCGTCGTACATTTTCTTCATCATCATAGGAAGGAATCCTTGGGTGTCTTTCCTATACTGTGCTCCGTTGGGGCACACAGCGTACTGACCAGATACTTCTATCTGTTTATCAAGAATCTTATCAACAGTTGCTGATGGATGTCTGGTGCCTTGGAGCGTCTCTGGAGAGATGTTGTACTGCATGATAAGGTGAGGGTAGAGAGAGTTAAGGTCAAAAGACACAACCCAATCATAGAATCCAGCTGTCGGTTCTTTAACATATGCCCCTGCATACTTCTCTGTTTTAGTTGCGCTCTCTTTCTTGGGAGGGATAGCAATCTTCCTCTTCAGAAGTTCCACGTAGATATAGTTATCCCACATGCGAACCTGTGAAAACACATCTTCATAATTCACCTTAGCATCATAAGCCATAGTGAACGCAAGTTCAATCAACTTCATCTTGTCATCAAGTTTGTCCACAAGACGAACGTCATGGATGTTGTACTCAATGAACTTCTGCCAGTTGTTTTCGTAGAACTCTTTGAAAGTATCGTACTCAGAGTGATCTAGTTTTTTCTCTCCGAGTTCAACTGAGCAGATGTGGTCAAGTCGATATGATTCTTGGTTTGTGTAGGTGAACTTTTTGTATAGTTCCAAGTAATCCAGAGTAGCAATCCCTGGAAGATCGTAGGCAATTTGCTTTCGTCCTTTGACGAAAATTTCTCGTCTAGAGATAAGACGCCAAGGGCTAAGTAACCGAGACTCTTTTTCACCAATAACCCGAGCAATACGCCCAGCAATATAGGGAACATCAAAAAACTGTACATTCCAACCAGTAATAACGTCAGGGTAATTTTGCATCCAATACTCAAGGAAAGCAGAAAGCATTCCATGTTCAGTTCTGAAGTGCATGTAGTCAACATTAGTGTCGGTGTTATTAAATGGGCGAGCACCGAATACAATTATGCGACCAGTATGAGAATCTTTAAGACTGATTGCTAGGATCTCCTGATCAGTATTTTCGATATCAGGAAACCCATTCTCAGCAGCAGTTTCAATATCAATGTTGAACACACGAATCCGCTTAGAGTCAAACTGGACTCTATCGTCATCATATTCTTCTGCGATGTATTGATACAAATAACGAGTGTTACCATACACATCAGTGTTGGAACACTCGCGATACCTATTCACAGTTTCCTTAGCATCAGAGATAGTACCCTGCCTCATGGGAGCAACACAGTCTCCATCAAGGGTCCGCCACTCAGAATAATTAGAAGTGGGTAGGTACAAAGTTGGGCTATACTTAACCTCATCTTTGAACGCTACCCCGTTCTCGTATCCACGCACAAGGATGCGATTCCCTGCTTGTTCAACGTTTGTATAAAACTTCATTCAGTAAGATTCGTTTTCAGAACGTCATCCCTTGGGTTGACCAAAACCATTATATCAGAAGAACGGACAACTACCTCAGTGTCCAGTGAAAAAGGTGGCCACTGCTGTCCGTCCAAGGTAACAGGATTGATAAGGATGCAGTCAGGTTCACCAAGAACTACATCCTCTATTGCCTCAACCTCTGCTACGATCCACTCATTACACAGATTCAACAGTTTCTTCATTTTCGACAGGGGTCAGGTTTACTTCGGTTTCTTCACCAAATTCTGGAAGCATTTCTGCTGCTCCAGGAGTAGGTGCAAGTGTTGGATCAACTGCAGAGTCTACATTGTTTGCGCCAAAAACAACTCTTTCTTGTGGTGCGTCTGCTTGAAGACGCTCAACATATGCGTTACGAATTCCTTCTTTTGGTGCATGAAGAGTACCAACCAGATCAAATCCAACGTTGAAAGAGGTTTCATCCGTAAAAGGATTCCACTTACTAATGCGAAGATTGTATCCATTCTCTGTTTGAGTTTCAATTTCAAGAACATATGGATTGGAGAACGACAGACAGATAGGTCGCTCACCTTCTTCTTTTGATTCTTTACTGTTGTATACTTCACCAACATCAGCAATCAGTTGCTGACCAGTATACTTCATGCTAACTATTTGAATTGTCATAATTAATAATCTCTAGGGTTTCATCCGTAATGTGGTTATCTAGAAAATCTTCCAGATAATATTGCTCCTTATATATCTTAAGGATATCATCGGTTGGATCATTGATGCATAACACGTCTTGCAAGTTAATTTTGAAGAACTGTGTTTTTGCAAATGGGTTCCACGAAGTCATGGTTACCGAAAAGGTCGGTTCGGGAGTAGGCGAGTTAGTCATCGTTGATGGTCTAACTTTAGACACACCAATAATTTGAGGATTGATTATAGCGTATCCGATTGTTTTACGGAACGAATCTCTAACCTCATAAAAATCACAGATGATTCTCTCACTGTCTGCTAGAACACAAACCTTGATACTCATAACTTCACAGCACCCATAACATTATACTAAAAAAGAACTCGTTAGTCAACTTTCTCCAAACCAAACTTTACGCTTCTGCTTCTCTGGTAATTCTTTTTTAAGGGTAATTGATAGCAGACCATCAACAAAGTCTACGTTCTCAACTTCTACATCATCACCCATCTGCCAGTTACGAGAGAATGTTCTATATGAAATTCCCTTGTGTGCGTAGTTTCTTTCTTTATCTTCTGGTGCTTTCTTTGCGCTGACGCCTAGAACATTTCGTTCGGTGGTGACTTCAATATCTGATCTGCAAAATCCTGCAAGAGCGACTTCCAAAGTGGTTCTACCATCACTTCCAGCAATAACATTGTATGGCGGATAACTAGTTCCTGCTCCCGCAAGAGATTCAAGTCTGCTGAATGTTTCATCAAATCCTAATGAAAAAGGTGTATATGTATTAAATTGTACCATGTCCTTTACTAAGCGACGTTTACATAGGACCCCGAAGGCATCCTGGCGTAAGAGGGGGGCATTACACCCCATCAACTCTCACACTAATAATTATAATAGCATCATAAAAAATGGGAGTCGTAAAAACCCCCACTATTATTACGGTTTACTGACTTTTCTTCTTACCAATATTGTATTTTGATTCTAAAGTCCACTCACCTTTTTCTTTAAAGGAGATAACTTTAATTTGATTCAATGGAGCGAGCGTCTCTACTTTATCTGTAGATACAATCTGAAGTAGTCCCCAATCACCTAGCAACTGAGAGATACGATTGCGTCTCTGAATATCATTGTCCGTAATATTAGTATGCTTTCCGTCCAAGGCAAACAGTTCCTTGAAGTGAACAATATAATACTTACCTTGCTTATGCAAGATATGACAAGACTGGTATAGTTTTCTTTCTTTTCTAGAAGCGACACCAATACGTGTTAATGTCTCTCTTACTTTCAGGAAGTCATCAGGTTCGTTCAAGACCACTTCAATCATGTCAGATTGCTTCCACTGGATTTCAGTATCAACGCTCATCTTTTCCACCTTTGTTAACGATTTTTCTTATTTGTTCAAGTTGGTCTTGCGATAAAACCCTGATTGCTTCTAGAGCCTTAGTATATGTAATACCATAATACTCTTTGACTTCATCAAGATATTCAATAGACTCTTTCTTAGTCCAAGGAGAAAAACGTCTCCTAGGTCTCAGACTATTTATATAAAAATCGTATTGCATCTTGTTGTCTAGATGAGGATGCATATTCATCTCATTGACGAACAAAATACAGTCAGTGAAAGAAGATAAACACTTATTGATAAT